GGGATCCACTGGTGATGCTGCATTATCTAATGCTCCAGCTCCCGTGTATCCACTATACAATGGAAAGTCGCTAGCACGCTTGCGCCATGTACCACTCTGTGCCACAGCATTTGTTCTTGCAGCAGTCCTCCAAGTACAATATCTTTTCAATATCTGCCGTATTGATGTTATCGGGTCACCAAAATAGATGAGATCAGTCTCATCTGCTTGGTCCAATGCAACGCCTAAAGAGGTTTCAACAGGTGTATCAACAGGTTTTGTCTCTGCTGTTGTTAAATCAGCATCAGCTGATTCCAAATCGCCAGCTTGTTCCTCGAGTTCACCAAATTGTGGTTGATAAAAAGTTACCTGATTATTAACCATCAAATTCGATGGATCGGGATTAGCCAGCGCAAAGTCCTCCCCTGCACACACCGAAACCAAGACAGATACATCAGAGAGAGTTGCACTTGGTGTAGTTAAATCATTAACTACATAAACTGCTATTACTCCATTTGCTTGTCCATGCAATGCACCCACTAAGGCTGTTTGGCTAAAGGGCGAACCCACAAAACCCAGATCTCTATGATCGAGATACGACATTTCTTGACCCCACTGTACTTCTACAGTGAAGTCTCGTTCCTTTGCCAGATCTATGATATGAGTATACTGCGTATTATATTCAGAAGTTGAATTAAAATACGGATCGTATACTACCTTCAATCGTCCTTTATGGAACGCAGATGCCACAATCTGAAATCTGAATTTGATAGTCCCTCTCCAGTGCTCAAATGGGAGTGCCATGTAGGCCATTGGTGTATAATGATACTCGGTTGGTGTACCCTGCGTATCAAACAACATTGGTTCTACATAACAATTCCACAATAGAGTTTCTGGAACAGCACTGGTGGACCACGGAAATTGTGTGAGATATGATTCCCTGCCTGCAAAAGCAGTTATAGCCATTTCATCACTAGGTCCTAGTCCACACGCCACGGGATCGACAGTCAGTTCCTGTTGCGCATCATAGGTTAATTTCGTAGACGTATCCATCACGTTAGTGTTGGCTATATTGCCAACATATGACGGCTTATAACTAGAAATACCCGATGTGTCAACTGGACGTGACATACCGAACATTTTGGCTACATTGCCTACAGCATTACTTGCCATTTGCGTCGCTAAAGCAAAAGGTCGTATTTGAGGCACGACTGCTAATGCTCCGGCGACTTTAGATATGACTGCTGCTGGACCTGATATAGGTCCGGGTGCATCATCATATTCACCACCCTGTGGTGCTAATGCTCCTGGCTCAGATACTGTTGGGATAGACAAGCTCACATCCTCTGCCCATGCAAACACAGAGATGGTTACTGAATCAGTACCACCGTTTGCATGCTCCAGGGTTGTGATGGATGCAATATCCAGTTCCCCCATATCACGCCAATCTTGTTCTGGGATACTCATCCCATTCTTCCAATACACATATGGTAAACAAAGGGTCCCACCTTGAGACTTGGTAGGATCAATCCATACGTGCATCCTCTGACTGGCCTGAATGACATCTTGCGGAATGATAAACCGCCACGCAGGAAATCCATCCTCATTATGCAGTGGTCGGTACGAAGCGAGCGCTCTTCCATAGTGAAAACCATTACCATTAATCATTATTCGCACACACAATTTAGCTCTTAACACGTTAAAATTTGTTATCCTATTAATTACTCTCAGATTTTCGAAATATAACTGCCAAGGATTAATCGTCTGTGTGAATGTTGACCCTACAGTCCAATTGATCGAGTCAATTTTAATAGGACGTGAAAAGAAATTGTCTAGCGTGGCATCGTCCGTATCTACCGTACGATGTACACTATCTAGCCGATTATCGATCCCATACGTCCACTGTTGGTTCTGGTCACTAAAAGAAACGTTCTGCTGTTGAGTCTCATTTGACTCGCTATTTATAATTACATTCATTTTGCTAGTAGTCTATTTATTTACACTCATCACGCCCTGACTAAAGCGAGTGAGGTGTATATTTACATGGACTTGCTAAATCCTCCCCTAAACAGGGGTACTTCACGAGGGAAGCGCAATATGTGCAAAGCCTAACACA